TAGTGCCATTTAATGCTCCTCCCCTGTAGGGAAAGAGATGAGCAATACCCTATAGGTTGCCCATCTCAATTTGTTAGCCTTCGTTAAATACAACTACTCTTGATTCCTCAAGACGAGTACAACCAAGATTCAATTCATAGTATACTTGCCAGCTATACGACAAGTCTGCACGTTCGTCAGTACGAACCAACGGCTCACTAGCGAGCGCAGCACACAATCCATATTTCTGATAAGCAATACCGATAAGCGTAGAAGATGATACCGCGGCAATACGAGTAGACATAATCCACTGAAAGCCCATCCAAGTATCAATCTCACCACGGATCAATGCCTTGACGCTGTTGTAATCAGACGACGTTGCCGCAGTCGTATTCAACAGGTTATCAAGAGCAGCCGGTGTAATTACGAAATAACGATCTTCCATTTCAACGTCCTGAGCGTCTAATTGCTGCTTTACAGCAACCACACGGGCTAGAGTCATTGAAGAGGCCGTACCCAAGATGATATTTCCTTGAGTTACGGTCGTTGAACCTGTTTCACCGGTTAGGGCGGAATTGATCGCAGCCGTGATAATAGCCTCGTCGATCTTACGACCTAGAGACTGTGCAGCAGCGATTGTGTACGCACTACGAGGATCAGCGATAGTCTTTAACTCATCGCCGCGATCCAGCAAGCGGTTATCATGATAGTCAACCATGATACCCATACGTCTTGCGAGCGTTGGATCGTTGTTAGGTGTCTGTGTGTTACGGCTTCCCTTGACTTCCATTGACCATTGGCCAATTTGATCTTGGAAAAACGTCTTACCTCTTACGTTTGGTTTAACATATACAGTGTTCAACAGTTTGGAATACTTCTGTTGAGCTAACTGCATAATGTTCTGACCATACGCTTGGGCGTAAATCAGATTTTGAGTATCAGCCATGATGAATTTCCCCTATGTTATGAAACAATTAACGGTTAAGATGCGTTCGTTCGATTGTCCCTACAAGGGGTCGTTCTTAGGCATTTACAGCGTGTCGGGCTGTTAAGCTTATCGACCTTTTACTACGCACGCAATCAGGGCTTTCGCTTATCCTTTTGCGCGTTGAATACTTGCTCTCAGAGAATTGACCCTAGCAATAGCCGCGTCATGTTCCCTGTCTGTATATTTGCCCTTAGTGTTCATGTACGGGCCGTCTAAATCTCTAACCATCTTATCAATCTCAGCCTGTGCCTCTTCCGGCGCAAGACTAAATCTCTTCATCTGGAACTCGCCAACCTTATTCTCAGCGAACTGCTCTCCGACCTTAGCCAAGAACTTAATGCCCTTCGGGTCTTTGGAAAGAACCGAGGTTAAGTAATCATTGGTCTCTTGATCGGCTGAAAACTTGTTAATCACCATCTGACCTAGTTCGATGTTCTGTTGATAAGTATCGCCCCACTCACCCTTCAAGGTATTGACAGTAGTCTCTAAAGACTTCTGCAAACCTTCCATGTGCTTATTGTAGGCATCGATGTTGATCTGGTTATATGTCTCCCACAATCCCTTGACTTGGCCCGGAGTAAGCTTATGCGCGTGTGCTACTTCAGCAAACTTGCCCTTATCAATCGTGATCCCCTTCATTGAGTCCGGTAGCTTGGCATCAGCCAATCCATAACCCTCAGCCTTATCCGGAATACCAAACGCTTTACTAAATCGATTCCAACCCTCTATATCCTCAGGGCCTTTAGGAACTGGTACTTTGTCATGGCCTAATAGCTTTTCGAGGTTTGCGTGGCTCTCTAGAGCCTTTTCTAGGCCTTGTGGAGTATCCTCGAACTTCTGTAATAAAGGACTATCCCTTAAATCTGCTCTAATACCTGTCTTCCAACTTGCGCTAGTCTCAGGCATTTTGAAACTAGCTGATACACTTGCGGCATCCGTACTTGCTACTGAACTATCTTGGGTGCTATTATCCATCTCTTGGGTAGCATTATCCATAACCATTCTCCTTTTTTCTTATCATCAACTAATTGTCGATGTTATGTCGCTGTGTATTGATATTACCGTTATTACTATTCACTGTCACATTTTGTACTGGTGTTGTCTGAAATGATGCCTGTGTTGAGGATACTTTCTGTTTGCTCATTCTAACCCTCCTTGTTGACCAACGTCATTATTTGGTCTGGTGTTAATTCCATTATAGTCTTAATTGTTCCTATTAACCTGCGATTAGCATCACGCGCAATGATCTCATTAGTATCGCCTGAGTCATATATGCTCGGTGTCCAACCGCCTATCTTTTCCATGAACTTCATTGCCTCTTGTCCCTGTGGTGAGCCAAAAGTAGCATGAAGATTAGACTTTAAAGCTACGACTTCTTCTCTCGTCATTTCTTACCTGCCGCTGCTGCTTGAGCTAGATTCAAATCTACCTGACTGCCCTTCTGAACCGTATCTGCTCCCTGATTAGCTAACGCCATCTGTTGAGCAGCCTGAGCCTGTTTACCTCTAGCCTCACGCAATGCCTCAATATCAGCATCGTCATTGAATACTCTTGTTGGTGCGCCAATGATCGACCAAGCTTCATCAACAGCTTTATCTCCATTGATCTTGTCTAATACCTCAGGTTTGAAACCGGCAATCTGACCAACCACATTAAGTCCGGACATCAGTGCATTTAACTCACTACGTCTCTGTGCCTGTGCTAACTGCGAGATACAGTCAATCTCATAAGTAGGGTCTTGAATTAACTCATCTGGCGGCTGTGGCAATCTGCCACGTCTATGCAATATACCAATAGTCCTGATGACAATAGGATTAAGCATCTCACTGATATATCGACCAACGGCTGGCCCGAGCATAGTCATCTTCTCATTGATCTTCTCATAGACCTCAGGATTGTTCATCTGCTTGGTCACACCTTCAAAGGCTAAGAACACATCATTGTACATCATGCTCTTAACCTTCTGTTGGTAATACTCAATAGCCATCATGCCAACATTAGGATCACCACTATTAGCAATCGGGAATATAGCGTTTCTTGCTTCCGGCATATTCTTGGAGTTGTAGTAGTTGACCGCACGCGGATTCATGTTAAACGGCATTAAGAAAGCATTATCCGGGACTGCAATGGCTGGATCAGTATGCTTCATCATCGCCCTGAGATTAGTCTTGGCTACTGCGTTTAAGATACGCGCGAAAGGTAGGGCCTTCATCGCTGGAGAATATCCCCACGGAATGAAAGGCCTTTTGTCAAATCTATGGCACATGGCCGGGAACTCATTATAACCGCCTTCATCAACGGTCATCTTGCCTTTAATATCAATCCAACACGCTTCAATAGGTTTGTTCTTGCGATCTGTCTTGGTTATGTCTCGGCGATAACGTGTGGCAATATAAAGCAAGAACTGGTGCTTCTTGACTGACGGAGTATCAGATTCAAGTTCATGCTGCATATCAGTTGATAACTTCTCTTTACCCCACTTGTTAGCTGCTTGCTCTGCGGTATACTCAAACTCAATGAAGTAAGCAACCACACGACCACGACCATCCTCAACTAAACATACGTCTTTGATCGGTAGGGAATAGAACCTGATATCATCTTCAATGTCTTCTTCAGCCAGTAATATACTTGTGCCATAAACACCGGAACTCTTATAAGAGGCAATGATCTGGTTATAGAAGTTTGATCTGTTCAAAGCATAGTTGACTTCATCAACCACATTCTCAAAATACTCTGAAACGTCTTTATTGGCTCTATGCATTGGATTGCGTGTTCTCAAACCGAACCACTTGCTTGTAGGAGGAGTCAGATAGTTCATGAACCCTGAGGCTAATACATCACCGGCATCTAGCGTAGTTGAGTCATATAGCGCATTGGCATTTAACTCTGCTCCGGGAGCCATCATGCTACTGATATCAGAAGACTCGATATAGAAATAATCGTGAAGACTCTGCCAATAAGATTCAAAGTTAGACCTTACACCTTTATGAGTTTGATACTCTTGAATGAGTTTCTCTGCTCTCGGTTTATCAGGAACGGATACTGTTTTAGTTTCACTGGCCAAGAAGCACCTTCTTTGCGGTATCGGCTTGCGTTGTTAATCCTAATGGTGACGTATAAACACTCTGTGAGGCTGAGGCAACACGTCTTTGAATAGACTGTGCTGCTGTTGTTGAGGCAGACTTCTGTGAGTCCTTAACGGACTGAATAGCTGCTGCATTCTGATTAGCTGCGTCTTGTGCTGCTTGGTTAGCTTGCTTTGCTTGTTTCTGTCCTGAAGCCATTGATGTACCAATAGCTGCCGCAGTACCACCAACAATCGCTGCGCCACCAATAACTGCTGCTGTTGATGCTGCTGCTGTTGCTGTTGCCGCAGTTCCTATCCCTGCTGCTGCTCCCACTGATCCTAAGAATGCTGGTATAAAAGGCATAATCCCCTCAATTCATACTATATTTATGTAACTGTGTCATGGTCGGATTCCACCAAGAAACTGTCTTTGGATGAAGACCCTTAACCATCTTAATACCTTCACGAATAACTTTACTACCGCGTGCGGTCAAAAGAATAAAATGGAGATTGTCACCAGTCTCCTGAAGAAGCTTTGATAACATCTCAACGCTTGTAATGTCTTGATTATCAATATCCATGTATGTCGCATCAGATAAAGTTAAGAATATTGCCACGCCTTCGATAACACCGTTATTATGAACAACCACCATCTTATCTTGATGGAGATTCAACGCCCGGATCAATAAGTCCTCTGATGGTATATTCTGAACTCCGGCATACTTAGCGTAGTAGTTCTCCAATAGATAAACTGCTATCTCTTTCATCGTACACCTGCGCTCTCAAACAAATTACAGTCCGGTGCTACTTGTGCGAACCTCGGACGATATTGATTGTCCTGCTCAGTCTTGACATTATCTATCAGACTCACAGCCATGATTAAAGCATCTGCCATATTAGGTGACTTAACCTTGTCCTTGCGCATCTGTTCCTTTGAGATTAAGATTTTTCTCTGTTGGTGATCGAACGTATAGCGCAAGGTACAAAGTTCTTTTATTAACCCATCATCTGTAATAGCGATATGACCCTTCATAACTAAATCTTTAAGCTTGTATGTATTGACCGTGCGCATATTCGCATAGTCTTTATTGTCCTTATAAGCTACTGTAGGATTCCTGAAGCCTACAAACTGATTCATGCCACGGCCTTTATTCAATGTATCTAACGGCCCACCGCCAATACCATCCTCATCAATAGCAGCCTTCTCAACCTTATGATCTGAGTAAATGCTTAGAATACGACCTGTGGTATAATTCAAATCTTTTTGACCCCACTCCTCAACATGACAGACTTCCCAATGCAATGCACCCATCTGCTGAAGAATCACAGCGGCACACTTATCATCACCATATCTAGCTATATCAAAGCCAGCGATCCGCATACCGTAATGATTACGCAACTGGTATTTATTGTTTCCTGTGGCGATCAAATCCTCAAGCGAGAATACAGCATCCTCTGATTTACTCAACGGCTTGCCTAACCATATATGCTCATAGTCATCTTGGCTTCTATCTCGACACTCCTCAGCTTCACGCCTCAGGGCATTAGTGCAATACTTGTTATCATCATAGTTGAGATGAACATGAAGACAGTCCTTACGATTAGCAAATAAAGCGAACGCCGGATCATCAACAACGTGTCTATTCATTGTAAAAAATATCTTGGCATTGTCCTTACGAATCGTTGGTATCAAAACATCTATTGTTTGCTTAGTTAAAGCTTGCGCCTCATCTATCCAGACAATATCAATACCTTCCATTCCTTGAATATTAAAAGCACCTTGCTCTCTAAATCCACGGAATGAAATAACTGATCCGGTCTCTCTGTGAGTAATGGCTTGCTTCTGAACTTCAAAGTTTAAATTGAATTGTCTTACGAGATCAGCGAGTAATGAATAAACAGATTCTTGAATACTGTTTTGAATTTCTCTTCCGCATACAACACGAATTTGTTTTCTCTCTGCGAGATATAAAATAAACCTGCCGATAGAATGAGATTTAGCACCACCTCTTCCACCTTCAGCAAGAAAATAACGATACTCATTTATTTGTGTAATGATCGGAATTAATTTTTCGGGAATATCTAAAATTGCAGGTAAGATTAGATTAGCCAATGTTCGCCT